GAGATCATCGAGCTTTAGACCGAAGCGTAAACCTGAGTGCTCACTGCGTAAAACTTGGGGGTTCCGGCCAAATGATCTCGAAGGGAAAGCTGGGCCGATCAGGGATGTCCAAAAGGGTGCGCCGATACGCGATGATTTCACCCTGTTGAGCCGAGGTCATCTCATTCCAGCGGAGAGGGTTTGAGACAACGGCATCCACATGCTTGACAAGCAAGTTATCGCGATGGGCTCTAACATCTGCGGCGGCTGAAGCGGTGACTTCTTCCAATGTCGGTGGGACATAAGCTTCTGTATCCGGATCAGCGTTCATTTCAGCATGAAGTTTTGCCGCATCAAATTCTGCCCCGGTGTCGTTGGGGTTGCAGGTAAAGGGTATCCACCCATAGTCTTCATGTTCAATCTCGCAGTCAATCCAGCCGTTTTCGAGGCGCTTTGCGTTGCGGTAGTTCATGTCAAGAAATCCTTAGCCAAACAGTATACCCATAGCGAGTTCTGCTGCTGTTGTCCGAGTCAAAAAGGTAATACGAATAACCCATGCAGCGCCAAGTTCCAGACTGAAGCGTGCCCTGAACATTGTAGCTTACGTTACCGAGTGAGCTAGCGGCGATACCTGCCGGATACAAAGAGCTGCCAGATACCGTTGACCCAAAATTGTAAATTGATGTGGCGCTGTTGTAAAAAAATCCCCAAGTCCCAACACCACCCTCACCCAGAGCGGCGTTTGCAGTCGCAACCTGACCAGAGGTGACCGTCGTTACAGTCGATGCATTTCCCGCTGACGTCGCGTAATTTACAGACTGCGAGCCAATGTTGCTGCTGGTAATAAATGTACCGCCGCCAGAGGGGTTCGATGCTGTCGCTGCGTTTCCGCTAATGGCAATCGCCCATGTGCCCGATGCACCGCCACCAGTCTTGGTGGGTGCATCATTGGCGATTTCTGCGTTGACAAAGGCAGTAGTGGCCAACTGAGTGGTGTTTGTACCCACGGGCGCCGTAGGGGCTGTGGGGGTGCCCGTGAAGGCCGGGGATGACGTTTGGTCGTCAGCAAAACGGATGTTGGTACCATCCGAATAGACCGTCCTTTGCGTTCCCTGCGGGGTCACACCCGAGGTTCCGCCACCAACGCTGCCAATGGTTACCGTAAAGGAGCCCGAGGTTGCGTTTCGTACGATCCACTGTCCGCCAACGCCCGCCGGAATTTGATAGGTCACGTTTGCTGTCAAGGTTCCGGTGAACGTCAGGATCAGCTTTTGGTACTCTGAAGCAGTCAAGACAACCGGTGTCGCGTCAACACCGGTGACGTTCTTTGTGGTGTTTCCACCAAGCGCTGCGTCGATCACGCCAGTATTGGCATTGATTGGCACATCCCAGTTTGTGGAGTTCACCGTGGGCTGAGCGAGGTCTTTGTTGGTCGTGGCCATCAGATGCTCCTGTTCGCGACTTCCAAGGCATGCGCGATGTGATTGTCGGACATGTCGAGAAGGCTCTCGGTCCCTTTGCTGATCCCCTTCTTAGCACGTTCCGCCGCCATGACCAACTGGTCTGCGGCCGCCTCGTGGGGCATGCCGACGCGGCCACCGGCCTTGCGGCCTTCGCGTTCTGTGATGGCCGAGACAGAAGGGGCTGCCAAAAGGGGCGCTCTGGGTGTGCCATACAGGGCGTGAGACCTCGCAACATCCTGAGCGAGCTTGGAACCTTTCGCCGCCTGATACAGCTTCTGCAGGCCGTGAGCCCCAGCACCACCAAAGGTAGCAGCAATTCCAGCCTTAGCTATCGCGAGCGGAGTTGTGCCGTAAAGCATGGCGGTACCGATACCGCCAATGGCGGCAGACCCGAAATCCACCATGTACTGCATCATGGTCCTTTGGTTTCGTGCGGTCAGCGGGACGCCCTTTGCAAGAAGGTACTTTTTGGCGATGTCCGCAATTTCGCTCAGGTCTTTTGTGTGACGAGTACCCGCAGAGTTCGCGATGTCGTCTGGGTGGATGACGCCCGGACGATCAGACTTCTTGGCGAGAGCCAGAGCATCACGCACCGTGGTAAGCCTAGAACTCATGCCGTTCGCGGTGTGCAGCGCCAAGAAGTCATCGGGCCCAAGGGCCTTGAGCATCGCCTCATCAATAGCGTTGATGAGGTTGGTTGCCTGCGGGGCGTAAGACTCCCCAACATTATTGATTGATGCGTTGGCCTTAATTTCCCCCGCTTGCCGCCTGACGCTGTGCAGCCATTCCCCGAACGGGACATTTCCTCTATACTTTGAAAATCCCGGCAAGCTATTTGCCAAGTTTGAAATTCTCGAAAAGTCTCCGGCCGGGATTTGCGACCTTTGAATGCCGCTGTAGAAGTTCCTGATTTGAGTGCCGACCTTGTCCCTAACAGTCGTCACGACATCGTCGACATTCAGGGGGCTCAATCCCGTGCGATACCCGGCTGCGCGGGCCACGTCATCCGTAATGCCCACGGAACTCAGGATGTGGTTACTGAATTGCTCTGGCTGCTTGGCTACGATCCCAGCAATTTTTGGGTTCGAGGCCTCGCGTGTGATGGCGGCCTTTGCGAGTTCAGGATTGGTACCATAAGACCCCGGCGTCACATTGATGCCAGCCCGCTTGAGTTTTTCAATCTCGTCGACGGCAGTTTGCAGCTTCGGGTCAACCAGTTTGGTCCCAAGAGATGGGATGGCTTTTGCTGCGGCAAAAGGTGACAGGAATTCAGCACCAAGCTTGGACCATTTGGCAATGTTTTCCGGGTCCTTGGCCCCGATCATCTCACCCGCGTACCGGCCCCCAGCCTCCGCAGTCGTACCCGCTACGCCCGGAACAACGGCACCGCCAATTAAGGTTGGAACAAGGGACGTTCCGCCGCTAAAAGCTGCCGCAGCTGCGGCTGGCACGAACGTGGTTACGTTCTTCACGGCTCTCCCCACGGGGGTTCCCGGGGTGTAGTCGGTGTACCCATCAGTCCAGCCAGACATTGCGCGCGTCAGGTCGCTATACGAAGGTGCGTCTGAAAAGATAAGGTTCTTCGTGTACTCCTCAGGGACGCCAATTTTTCTAAGGCCCAAGGCGGTGAGGTCGCTGAGCCCGCGCGGGAGGCCAGCCAGCATGGCAGCGCCTTCGGTTGCCCCGGAGGCGAGGGTGCGAGCGCCGCCGCTGATCCAGCCTTCGGGCTCCGGCTTTACCAAATTCGTTCCGGACGGAACGATTTCAGCAGCGCCCCCTTGCTGCGGAAGGCGGAATTTTTTGCCGCTCGGGACAATCTCTTCTTCACCGTTCATTCCCAATCCCCTTATTGAAGTACCCAGCGGCCGCCACGGAAGATAATCGGACGCCCATTGGTATCAACGTCAGTCGAGCCCTCAGGGATTTCACCCCCTTCTGGGATTTCATCAGCGCTAAGCGTCCCCTTCACTTCAGCGTAGGCCTTATCGTAGAATGTCTTCAGATTGTTCGCATCCGAAAATTCGCGATAAGTTTCGGCAAGATTTCCGCTGTTCTTATACGCCTCCTGCAGGGCCGCGTTGTATTCAAACACCGCTTTCCGCATGGCGATGATTTTCTCAGCAGCCTCGGGTGTAATTGTGATGTTGGGGTTTGTGGCAGCAGAGAGTTCACGGGAGTAATCGGTAGCACCCGGAATTGACCGCATTCCATCCAGCGCATCTCTGGCACTTTCCTTGGCAAGAATGTCCCTTGCGGTCGCGGCGTCGGAGCTTTCCGTGATGCCGAGGCCCTGCGCGATGCTCCCAAGCTCGGCGAACACCGGAGCAACGGTGCCGGTCACCGGGAGCGTCTTGAGTGCGTCATACATTATATCTGTACGCAGATTGAAATCTTTATTGGCCTGAATTTCTGCAGGCAAGCGTTCGAGGATGAGCGGTGTGGTTATCAGGTCCTGCCCCGTTTGGGTGCCCGGGAACTTTGTCTCGGCGTAACCCGGAGATGAAATCGATGTTCCGTCCGGTGCAACGACTTGACCGTAGTTGGCTTCGATCTTTGCGATCTGATCTTGGACGGCAGTGAGCGCATCTGCCGCTTCGGTAATGCCCAGAGCGACCTTGGATTTCAGCCAAGTTTCCTTGTTCTTCAGGTACCCATAATCCATCCCGGCCGGAATGGTGATGCCGTCGCCTGCCGGAACCATCCTGCTCAGATCGTTGCCGAAGATGGAAAACTTGACGCCCTTGTACTCGCTCAGAGCATCGCCAGCGGGTTTCACACCGATAAGTCCGTCGGTCAGGGAGATGGGATCGGTGTAGCCGATTGACCTCGCAAAGTCCTCGCGAGTGATTTCGGGATTGTATTCACGCTGCCGCAAGAACGCCTTCTCGAACTCGTTTGCGTTATCGATGCGCTTCTTGGTGATGTCGCTACGCCGCTCTTCAAGGCCAGCGTAGGTGTTCGCTGCGCCGCCAATACCCTGAAGAATGGCCGACCCGAGATACAGAGACGGCGATGACGCCATGGTGCCGATGCCAGACAGGATCGACAGAAGCGCGTCTTTGTTCACGGTGCCGTTGGGGTTGTAGAACATCTTGCCAACGGCGGTGCGCTCGTCATAGGGCTTGTCCGGGGTCAGGCCGAGGCCGCCCGAGTATTCCTCACCAGACGAACCGCTGCCAGCGCCACCAGCAACGCCGGAAGTGGACAAGGTGTTCATAACACCATCATATGCGGGGATGTTGCTGGTGGCACCAGCAACGCCGCTAGATGCCGATCCAGCACCCGTCACCGACGCAACGTAGTTTTGCGTCTCTTCGGGCAGGTAGTCGAGGTAGCTGCCACCCATAGCCCCAGCGCGGTCAATTGCACTGCTCAGGCGGCCCGGGCCAGCGTTATAGGCTGCGGACGCCAGATCGAGGCTACCAAAGCGGTCGTACATGTTCCGGAAGTACGCCTCGCCGAGAGCCGCATTGTAATCAGCATCGGTGCGGAAGCGCTCCTCGTCCCATGGCAGGCCAGCCATCTCTGCGGCTTCAGGTCCGGTGTCAGGCATGACCTGACCGATGCCGATAGCACCGGCGGACGACGTCAGCGGGTTGCCGTTCTCGTCGAACTGACGGTTTCCGCTTTCCTGCTTCAGGATTTTGGTGCGGTAGAATTCCGACACTTCGTCGACCGGTGCTCTGGCGGCCGCGAGACCCGGTTCCGGCGCTGGTTGCGCAGCGGAGCGCTCGATGGCAGCTGCAGCGAGACCCGAAAGGTCAGCCGCTGGCGCGGCTTCTCGCGGTGGGGTTGGGATCGCTTCAACGGCAGGCAAACCCGGCTTGACCCCGGTCGCAGGTGTAACCCGCGCATCCGGCATGGTGCCAAGATTGGCAGGGCGAGGCATGTCACCAGCAAGAAGGCGACGGCGGACGATCTCTTCTTCCGTCTCAGGACCACCACCAACGGCGTAGGAGGGTCGAGCAACACCGCCATTTGCCATGAACATGGTGGCAATCTTTGCGATGTCGGCAAGCTGGCTGGTGGTGCTCTGCGGGCGGTCGGGCATGCCACCCGGCTGCATCATCTGGTTCTTTTTGGCCTCTTCCTGACCCTTCACGGTATCAGAGAGATAGCTGTCCTTTTCGACCGGGTTCTCGGCTGGCTTGAGGCCACCCTCGAGGTAGGCCGGGCCACCAGAGGCGTAACCGACAACGCCGCCGCGCGAGTTCTCGTTCTTGCGGAAAAGCTCCCAGAAGTCGCCGCCCTTGCCGAACCGATCTTTCAGTTCGATCATGTTTTCGCCGAAGTTTGCGGCAGCTTCCATTTGCTGTGCAAAGGTTTTTTGAGCGTTGTCCAGACCAGCGCTGTCGGCGACCATCAGATCGCCGACCGGCAAGTAGGCCTGCGGAACATACCCGCCAAGACCGGGCTGCGAGCCAACCATAGCGCCATACGGGCCAGCGACACCGCCGCCTTCAGCCTTGGTTGCGCGCTCGTAGTCAACCGTCTTGTAACCAGACGCCGGGTCGACCCCAACGGCATCGGGATGACGTTTCTCGACCTCGTCAGCCATGAAGCCAACGTGGGTCTGCTCGCTGTCGTCACCTTTGTACTTGAAGGTGTAGATCGGCATGCCCTCATCCGTCTTGCCGATGCGCTTGATGTCGTGCTTCAAGCGCCGATCAGAGAAGACGCTGACGGGCTGCGTGGTGGTCGTGGTCGATCCGGACAGCGCACCGGTGCCCATGCCGATGTTGGCAAGGAACTGGGCGACTTGGAACGGATAGGCCTGCTGTTGCTGGAACTGGTTGTACAGCGCGCTGAGACCAGCCTGTTCGGTCTGCTGACCAAGGGTACCGGCATTGATCTGTGCTTCTGCGCCCTGCAGGCCCATGCCCTGAGCCGCTTGACCCAGACCGGCCAACTGCTGACCACCAGAGAGGAGGCGCGCGAGGTTGGCCTGCTCGGCACTTAGACCAAGACCCTGCTGCTGCTGGGCGGTCTGGAGAGCCTGCATGTAGTTCTGCGCGTTCAGGCCAGCGAGGGTCTGGCCGGTCGCCATGTTCTGCTGCTGGGCAAGGTTTGCGGCAGCAATGCCTGCGCGGTCGCCACCAAAGGCACCGCTCGAGATGGCAGTACCAAGAGCGCCGGATTGCGCCTGTTCTTGTTCCTGACGCAGGCGGGCCATCGTGGTGTCGATGACGTCCTGCTGGAACGGGTTCATGTACCGGCCAATCTCGAGGCTGGCTGGGTCAGCGGAAGACATACCGGCCACGGTGGCTCCGGTCGCGCCCGCGAGATAGGGTTGGTACGAACCGGCGGCGGTGTTTACATTCTCGATGCCGGTCATCTGCTGCGGGTTCAGCTGGGCAACGAACTTCGACGGGTCGTTCGAGTAAATCTGGAACGGCTTCTCCGCAACGC